GTACGCTGGTGTGCACAATTTCGACGGTGTTTTGGTAATTTTTGACGAAGCCAGCGGCATAGACGACTCAATTTGGGCCGTTACTGGCGGTTTTTTCACAGAAAATACGCCAAATCGCTTCTGGCTTGCCTTTTCCAACCCGCGCCGCTCCCCCTGCCACAGAAACCAAAGAAAAAGGTTTGGGGTTTGACGCAAATGACAGACAGGACAAAGCATGGCCAACGCATCGTGGCGCGATATGCCTACGGGAAATCGCAACGCTCTCGAAATGACTCTGGATTCGCTTGGTTGGATTGGGCGCGAACACGCTGCGATTGTGGCGTTGTGTTTGGCGACCGCGTCATCACTCGATGAGGAATATACGGCGGCGAAGTCGTCGTCATATTTGCAAGCGTTGCGCATGTTGCGGAACTTTGCACCGGACCACGGCGATGTCGATGCGCTTGAAGCATTGATGATTCGCTAATGTTTGCGCCTGCCCGTTACACGCCACCGTTGACCGACGACTTCACCGCGGCCATTGATCCATATCTGCCCGTCATCAAGTTGGCCTGGAGTGTGGCAAACAACGGGTTTCAGTTTGACGATTGGCAGATTGAGTTACTGCGCCGAATGACAGAGTTGTTGCCCGATGGGGAGTTGAGGTTTAGGCAAGTTGTGGCATCGCTTGGTCGTCAGAATGGCAAAAGCGAGGTCATCGGGGCGCTCGGACTGTTCGCCGTCATCAGGGAGGCTAACCAGTTCAATGTTGGTGTGGCCTCGACTGCTGAACAGGCACGAATTATTTTTGACCGTCTGCACCGGGTAATCTCCGCTAACCCTGCGCTTGAACGTCGCATGTCACGGTTGACTGAAACGCGAGGTATCAAAACGCTTGACGGTTCGCGCTACGAGATTAAGGCGGCGAACGCGAACACGTTGCAGGGTATCCCGGTGTCGGTCGGCATCATTGACGAGGTCCACTTGGTTGAGGAACGTGTGTGGGACGCTTTGCTATCGGGTACTGGTTCGAGAAAATCGACGTTGCTCGCAGGCATTACAACGGCAGGCGACGAGAACTCGTCATTGCTCAACCGTTTGTATAAGAACGCCGACAAAGCAATCGCTGGCGAACTCGACGGGTTTGGTGCATGGATTTGGGAGGCGTCAGAAGCGATCGTGCCAGAGGACGATGACGAGTTGATGGGTTTGCTGATGGAGGCTAACCCGGCACTTCATTCAGGCCGTATCGATAAGACGACGCTATTGCAGGATGTCAGGTCGCTGCCAAAAGACGACATTATTCGTTACCGTCTGAACAGGTTTATTCAGTCCGGCACAAAGACGTTTATCCCGGCAGAACTTTGGCAAAAGTGTGAGCGACCGTTTGGTGCGGCGTTACCGCAGGGTGAGTTTGTGTTTGCGATTGACCGAACACCTGATTGGGCGCATGCGACTGTTGCGGTGGCAGTCAAGGTTGATGATGTGATCTATACAGAGTTGGTGGCCTCAATCAACAAACCGTCACTCGAACAACTGATTTTCATTTGCGGTCAACTGATGTCACACAACCCACGGGCCATCATTGTTGATGGGTACACGTTGCGCGATTTGCACAAAGAATTGAAAGCTCGTGGCTACCCGGCAGAAACAGCAACGCTGGGTGACATTGTGAATGCGTCGTCGTTGTTCTATGCACGGTTGGCGCGTAAGACTCTGCAGCATGGTGGTGACCCGTTGTTGTCTATTCAGATTCCGCGTACGGTGCGCAAAATGGTTGGTGAGGGGTTTCGGGTGTCGCGCCGCGATTCCGCGGTCGAGATTGATGCGGTGATGGCAACTTTGTTGTCGACATTCGGCGCGGATACTTTACGCGAGCAGACGTTGCAGGTATTCTGATAGGTCTATGGAAAACGAAAACATTGACGGTTACGCAGTACCGCTGGACCCTATGGATCTCTTGCAATGCGATTCATGCCAATAGGGGGATGAAAGGTATTTCGACGTAGTAAAACCTGTAAAGGAATTGCGGCGGACTCCAGTTCGATTCTGGGCATCTCCACGACACGCCAAACACTATATGTGGTGGTCTTGACTAACTCATACAACAAGATGTAGTATTTAGGCAATGGGATTCTTAGATTTTCTAAATCCAACGCGCGCATTTGATGTGGCGCAATCGTTTGTGCCCGGATTCGAGGAACGCTCGTCGGCTATCGTGCCACCGCCGCGTTCAGCGACTTCGGGAGTCACAACCACCGACGCTTTGTCGCTGGCTTCCGTCTACCGCTCCGTTAGCATCATCGCCACGGCCATGAAGCAGTTGGGCATTCACGCATACCGTGATGACATCAAAGTGACTCCCACCCCGTTATGGATGCGCCAGCCTGACGCTAAGGTGACACGCGAAGTGTGGATGGAACAAACCATCAACTCAATGGCGTTGTCTGGAAACGCGTATTGGTTGATTGGTCGTAACCCTCGCGGCGAAACGGTCAACCTTGAAGTTTTGAACCCGTTTGACGTGATGATCCAGACGGATGATTACGGCAACGCCCTTTACTACGTTTACCGCGGAACCATCAAGTATGCGCTGACTGACTTGCAGCACTTGGCGCTTATGCGAGTACCGGGCAACGTCTACGGTCTTGGCCCCATTCAGGCCGCGCAAAAAGAGTTACTGAACGCTCGCGACACACGCGACTATGCATCGGCTTGGTTCAGCGATTCGGGAATTCCGAGTGGCGTACTCAAATCTGACCAAATGCTTTCACCTGACCAAGCACAGGCAGCGAAAGACGCATGGAACGCGACAGCGGGTGCAAAATCCGGAACGGCAGTTCTTGGCAACGGCCTCAACTGGCAACCCGTCTATCTCGCACCCCGCGACAGCATGTTCATTGAAACCCAAGCATGGAACGTGCAACAAGTTGCCCGTCTGTTTGGTGTCCCGGCAAACATGTTGCTCGCCTCCGTTGACGGCAACTCCATGACCTATACCAACATGGAGCAAGAGCAAATGGCGTTCGTGCGATACACGTTGTCGCAATACATTGTCGAAATCGAATCCGCAATGTCGCACCTCGCCGCTCGCGGAACCGAAGTAAAAATCAACGTCGATTCGCTGTTGCGATCTGACACACTCACGCGCTATCAGGCGCACCAAATTGCCATCGCCTCCGGGTGGATGACGATTGATGAAGTCCGTGCCATTGAGGACTTACCACACCAAGGAGGGGACTTGAATGGAGTCGCTTGAAACTCGCGAAATTCAGTTTCGCATTGATAACGCTGACGAGCGCACAGTCGTTGGCATGGCCGTACCTTACGAGGTTGAAGCACACGGTGAACGGTTTGCACGCAACGCAGTCGAACTGCACGCAGACGCAAAACTTTACTGGAACCACAAAGACGTAATTGGTGTCATTGAGCGTGGCGAACACACCGAGGATGGGTACATGATCCGCGCCCGTTTCGCCAAAGGCACACAGTCGGCTGACGAAGCATACGCACTCGCCCAGCAGGGTGTTGTTGACAAATTCTCTGTTGGGTTCATCATGGATGAAGCCCGTCAGGATGGTAAAACTCGTGTGGTCACTCGCGCGATTGTCAAAGAGGTTTCTTTGACACCAATGCCGTGGTATGAAACGGCAGACGTTCTCGGCGTTCGTAACGTCGAGGAAAATACCGATTCGGAAATACCGGACTCGGCCCCCAATAAGGAGGAAACCGTGGAGGAAATCACCCCCACCGATTCCGGCCTCGCCGAGGTTCGCGAATCAATCCAGATGCTTGAGCGAGAGATTGCTGGCATCAACAAGGTCGAGGCACCCGCCCCGACTTACCGCACCGCTGGCGCTTTCCTCAAGGCCATCGTTGACGGCGAAGACGCTGCGATTCGCGCCTATGAGGGTGCAACCACGGCTGATTCGGTTGTCACTCCTGTCGACTTCGACCTCATTCGCCTCGTCGAGGGTGCAAACCCTCTCGGTGCTGTTTTCGGTCGCGGTGTCACCCCGGCAACGGGAATGGCCATCACGTTCGCACAGGTCGATGCAATCACCGACGGAACTGCTGAGCAGGACCCTGAGGGTGAAAACCTTGGTTACTACCAGCTGAACCTCGAAACCAAGTCGGTTGACATCAAGACTGTCGGAAACTACTCGGAACTGACTCGTCAGGCCATCGAGCGTTCGACCGTTCCTTACCTCGACTCGGTTCTCCGTGGTCAGGCAATCGCACTTGGAAACAAGTTGGCTGCAGAACTCCGCAACAAGTACACCGCAACTGTTTCGGCTCAGGCTGGCGCAGGTCGCATTGTTACTCGTTCCGCTGAAACGTACGACGGATGGGCTGGCGCACTCGCCGACGCAGCTGCGACGTACTTCCAGCCTCAAGGTGCAAACATCGACGCACTCGTGGTCTGCAAGGCGACGTTCAAGAACCTGCTCGCTCTTGACGGAACCCCGGTCATCACGTTCTCAAACGAAGCCATTGGAAACTTCGGATCAGCCAACCCCGGCGGACTCCGTGGAACCATTGCTGGTATCCCCATCATCGTTGACGCGCAGCTCGCCGCCAACGGTTCCGAGGATGCATTCGTTTCGTCGCTCGCTCTCCGTCAGTTCACGTCAGGCGCAATGCGTCTGTCGCAGGACAACGCGGTGAACCTGTCCACGGCGTACTCGCTCTCGACCTACACGGCCGTTGCAGACGAGTACCCCACTCTCATCATCCCGACCGTAGCCGACTAATAACAGCATGGCAGTTTACGACGACCTCAAAGCATACGTTGGTGCCCCGGCATCTGACGACGCTTTCGTTGCTGACTGCTGGACTGAAGCGTCGGCTCTAGTCGCCAAGTTCGTGGGTACTGCGACGGTAAACGCAGACGTTCTAAATCGCGCCAAGATTGAATGCGGTTCAGAACTGTATCACCGTCGTAGTGCCCCGAACGGTGTCGCCCAGTTTGCGACGCTAGACGGTGGATCCGCAGTGAGGGTTGCACGCGACCCAATGATTGCGGCGTACCCGATTCTGACCCCTTGGGTTGGTCAAGGTATCGCATGATTGGTTCAGCACGAACCGCGTTAGCCAGCATTCTCACGACTGCTGGTTTGCGTGTGTTTGCGTTCACACCTGAACGTGCGGCCCCACCAATGGCAATCCTGACCCCATCCGGGGATTGGGTTACATCAGGCGATGTGTTCGGTTCATTCCGTGTCGGATTCGACGTGAACTTGATTGTGCAGAACGCGGCGAACGAAACCATGATCACCGCATTGGACACTTTGGTGGATGAAACGCTTGAAGCCATCGCTGACGCAACAGGTTTCTACGCATCGCAAGTTGGCGCACCGTCGCTGATTGACATTAGCGGTGCCGAATACTTGTCCACCACAATCACCGTTTACCAAAACACTCAACTCTAAGGAGAACAACGATGGCAACATCGACTCGCATCAAAGCAAACGCTCTGTTGCTCACCATTGACAGCACAGACTATTGGGCGGATTTTTCGTCGGTTGTCATGCAGTCAGAGGATGCATCATCAGACGTAACCACGTTCTACGACGCATCACTTGGTGGCCGTCGCGACTTCTACTTCACCGTGTCCGGCGTTCAGTCGACGGCAAGCACGTCGTTCTGGCACCACTGCTGGGACAACGCTGGTGAGGAAGTTCCGTTCATTTATGCACCGCACGGAAACGCCACCGCATCGGCTACGCAACCGCACTTCACGGGTACGCTTCGCATCCCGGCAAAGGGTGCGTTCCAGCTCGGTGGAGAAGCATCGCCTGACGGCACGTTCGCATTCGACGGTGTTCGCATGGACATTGTTGGCGACGTAACGCTCGACACCACCCCGTAAGGCCTGACGTATGGCTACGGTCCTTAGTGGTTCCACGGATGGGATTTATCTCCTCCAGGACACTAAGGGCCGTACCTACATCAAAGGATTGAACGAAACCCGTCTCAAGTTTCTTGAAATGGGTGGGGATCGGAACCTGTTTGAGAAATGGATAAAAGAGGCTGCACAGGTTGGTGCGCGTGAAGCAGCAAAAACCGCTCCAGTCGTAACAGGCAAACTTGCTACATCCATTCGTGGTTATGCGTCAAAATCAGTAAGCATCAAAGGTCCAAGTGGGGCGGTTGACCGTCGCATGGTCTTTGGTGGTGTTATCACCGCAGGTTCGGGTCGAGTCCGAAACGTAACCGGCGGTGGATCAGTAACAACAGGCGTGTTATATGCCAGGGCAGTATCACTCGGCACATATCACCAAGGAGGTACGCGTTCAATCTCTGGAGACCGCACATGGCGCACCACAGTACGAGGCAGGGGCAACCCATACATTGTTAAGGCTCGCGAGAAAAAGAAGTCTTACATGGTCACGTTGCTAAACTTCAAATTATCAACTTACATAAAGCAGAAAGGCTTTGAAACAAAATGAACTTCGAGGACATAACACTTGGCGAAATTGCCGAAATTGAGGATTACGCGCAGCTGCCGTTTGCAGACATTGGTGAGGAACGTGTTGGTGTCATCAAACTGCGCATCGCACTCGCATGGATTATCAAGCGTCGCGAAAATGCAAACTTCAAAATTGCTGACGCGGAAAAACTTACCCCAGCCGATTTTGCGGAATTGTTTGGGGATGACGACACCACAAAAAAATAAAGGATGACCGGGCGAAAGTTCTGGCCGCACTTGTGGCTGGGGCTGGGCTTTCGGTCACAGAAGCAAACAACCTGACGTTGCGAGAACGTGACGCTATTTTCAAGTTTATGAACGGAGGCAAATAATGGCTGTACCCAACATGATCGTTACGTTGGCCATGAATGCCACGAAGTATAGTCAAGGCCTGAAAAAAGCGGGTTCTCAAACGATGACCTTTGGTTCGTTTACAACCAAAGCATTCAACATGGCAAAAACTGCAATGTTGGCGTTGACATTGGCTGCTATCCGTGTTCTCCCTGCGATTGCAAATATGGGTGCGGAATCGCGCAAGGCAGACATCCAGTTGAAATTCATGTTGGAAAACATGCAAGGTGTTTCAAAAGCAACTGATGCTGCCGTCAAACGCATGAGTGCTTACGCGACGCAGGTGAGCAAAGCGACGGGCATTGATGATGAACAGGTCAAGGCCGTTCAAAAGAAGTTACTCATGTTCAAGACGTTGCGCACCACCGTTGATGATCTAGGTGGCACGTTTGACCGGACAACAATGGCGGCGATTGATTTGGCTGCTGGTGGTTTCGGTGACATGGAACAAAACGCAATCAAACTTGGTCGCATGTTGGAGAACCCACTTAAGAATTTGAATGCGATGAACCGTGCAGGTGTGACCTTTACGGAGACCGAACGCGCCAAGATTATTGCGTTGCAAGAGTCGGGCGACTTGATGGGTGCGCAGGAACTTATCCTTGCAAAGGTTGAGGAACGCGTCAAAGGACTGGCAGAAGCTTCAGCGACTCCGTTTGAAAAGATGACCCAACAATTTATGGAAATGGGTGACACCATTGGTGAAGCCATGTTGCCTGCGCTTGAGGAAATGAATCTTAAAATTACTGCATGGTTGGCCTCACCTCAAGGTCAAGAGGATTTAGCAAACATTGTGCAAGCGTTTGTGGCAATGGCTGAAGCAATCAATCTTGTGGTTGGTGGTGTTATCGGTTTGATGAACGCGTGGAAAGATGCGACAGGTCAGTTGGATGCGTATGTCAAATCACAAGAGGGTGTCACGGGCAGCGGTGGCAGTCGTTTTTATGTTCCCGGTGTAACACCCGTTTCAACACCAACTACTTCTCAAGCATCAACTGCACCCGTCATCAATTTCAACGCACCTATCGACTCGGTAAGTGCCGGGCGTGAAGTAGCGCGTGTGCTGGCTGACTACAACCGTTCAAACGGAAACCGCTAATGACGCTACCAATTATTGAGCAGCCGTTGTACGGTGAGGTCTTAATTGAAACGTCACCGTGGGCGACACCGTTTGTTTGGACTGACCGCACCGCGGATTTGGTAAATGGTGTCAACTATTCGCAAGGCCGTCGCGTAGGTCCACCCGGATCATCAGAAGCAGACGTTGGTACTCTCAACGCCACATTCAAAAACCTTGCAAGCGTTCCAGCCGTTGGCGCACTAATTCGTATTTCATTCAGCAAAGTATCAGGCTACGCGTTTGTTGGTTATGTGCAAGACGTTTCACAACGAATTGTTTTTGACAACTCTGTGGCGCTGAACACACCAATCACATTGACCACTTTGCATTGTGCTGACTGGGTTGGGTATATTTCACAATTCCAAGCGGTCGGCGCAGGTGGCATCATCCCAGAAACAGGTGTTGTCTTAACAGACTCGTCTTACCAATGGTACGCAAGAGTTGCTGCACTAAACAAAATTATAGATTCAACTTTTGCAACAAAAATGATTCTTGCAACTGGATCTAGCAGCGGTCAAGAGGTGGGTGACTCAGATCAAGTTGGCACTATCTCTCAACATCTTGATTTGATTGCCCCAAGTTCAGAAGTTGTTTGGTTTGGTAAAAATACGATTCCTACAAATATTACAACTGGTCGTACATCTTTGATTGAAGTTTCGACGGTTGCTGGCATTGTTTCATCAGGTAAGACGTTCACCGACGTTGTTGGGTCTGCCGGGCAACTTCATTACACAGAAATTGATTTGGAAAATTCAACAGCAAACGTAGCAAACACGATTGTTTTGAGAAACCGCGCTCGATTCCATGTTACCGCCGAGGAAATTACAAAAATTGGTGGTTTCAATGAAGCAAATTATTTAATTGTCAACAACGAAAAAGTTATCGGTGTCGGTGTCGAACGTGAATACAAACAAAGTGATGCCACGTCGATCACAACCTATGGGGTTCGCCAAACGGAACTTGAAACAAATATTGTTATGCAAGCGTATAACAGTTACGCTTTCAACCTAGTTACCAATCCATCTGTTGAATATTCGGATGACGGTTATTCTGGCATTGCAAACGCAAAAGTTCGCCGCCGTCAACCATCGCAGGATGCAAACCCATTTGACTCTTACACAGGTTTGTGGGCCATGCGAGCAAGGCAATCAATCGCAGCAACTAACTGCCGTATAACTTTTAGTGGTGGAGAATCAGACGGAATTCCGATTATTGCTGGAGTAACATATTACGTCAAGGGTTATGCTGCGCGCGGTACAGTTTCTCGAACTGACATGCAAGCATCATTTACAATCGATTGGTTGAACGATGATGAAACCGTCATTTCATCATCAACACCTACGAATACAGCACTCACAACCGCAAACACTTGGTATTTGGTTAGTGGTAGCGGTGCGGCCCCGGCAGGTGCAGTACGAGCAGTATTCAGAATGTCTTTTAGTCGTTCCGGCGGTGGAAACATAACCGTTGGCGATCGTCTTTGGGGCGACGCATTCTTATTTACTAGAAACTCCACAGATACTTATTTTGATGGCGATACACCTTGGACATCAACAACAGGTTATATCTGGACTGGTGGTGTAGGTGCTTCACCGTCATACAAAATTCAGAATTTGATTGATGACGTTGCTTTGTCTTTGCTTTCAAAATATTCAACAACGTCAATAAGAGCGACAAGAATCCGTTGGAACGCTCAAGAAAGTCTTACTTCCGTGCCATCACTATCCGTTGGCAAAACAATTTCACTAGTTTACAAAGGCACAACAACTACATACCGAATCATCGGAATCGACGGCAACATTGATCCCGAACGATACATGATTGACTACTACCTCGTAAAGGCATAAACATGAAAGACATTATCAAACGCGTTCTCCGCATCGCATCGTTCGCCCTAGGCGCTGGAATTGCCGGGTTGGGTGCAGGTTCCGCCATTGGCCTCACAGTCGCCCAGAGCGCCCTCATGGGGTCGCTGACGGGTGTTCTAGGTATCTTTGGCGCACTTGCATTCATTTACGCTGGCAAAGGTTCAGTTGATGACGGTGACTTCAACGCCACCATCAATTCGGCCATTGAAACTGCACGCGCTAAAGACGGCAAAAAGTGAGTGATGGGGTGGTCGTAACACTCGACCGAATCTACGAAAAACTGGTCGAACTTGAGGTTCGACTTGGCGACCACCCTAAACAACTCGACGACCACGAACAACGAATCCGCAACCTCGAAATGAAAGTTTGGGGCTTTGCTGGAATCTCTGGTGTTGTGGCCACAATCGCATCAATAATTATCACGAAAGCAGGATAACAATGGCAGACGCAGACCTCATTCGCCCGGTCAAACCCACACCCATCAACGACGACTTCGCCGCCCACGTCAAACGTGGTGCCGCATCACCCGGACTCGACTACAACTGCCCGGTCGGTCAATCCGTTTGGGCATCAGATCGTGGCGTTGTTATCGCCGCATCAAACAACCCCAACAGCGGTGCAGGCAAACATGTCATCATCCGACACCGTGACGGTTCACAAACGTTCTACTACCACTTGTCGCAAGTGTTTGTTGGAAACGGTACGCGTGTTCAGCGTCGTGACGAGATTGGCAAATCGGGCAACACGGGAACTCAAACAACTGGTCCACATCTGCACTTTGCAATCAAAGACGGCAAGGGTCGTTTTGTTGATCCAGAGAAAGTGTTTGCGCGTGAGAAGCGTGAACGTGCCAAGGAACACGCTGCGGCGAAAGCGGCAATTGTTGTTGACGGTTTGACACCGACGCATGAGATTATCCCCGAATAGGTTCTAACCTTTCTCCCTATTCGGGTGGGGCAGTCGTTCTAGGGGGCGACTGCCCCTGTTTTGTGCTACCATGACACCACCTACTAGCAGAGGAGCATTATGCAACGCGAACAAGCCTACAAACTTGGTCGAACCCTAACCGTCATTGCCACCGTCGCATTGTTTACGGGCGGTTGGTGGTCAATCATTCCCGGCGGTATCGGGTTGGCATTGGTTTGGTATGGATCCACAGAATGAACGCTGGCCTCACGTTGACATAGTCCGTGAGGAACTACACCGACTTCAAACAGAAAAGACCATTGCCGAGCATAACGCTCGCGCGAAACACTTCGCTGAACTCAAACAGAGCATGACCGGGTACGACCATGCCAAATATCGTATTCGTAAAGCGCGTGGCATCCGCGACATCAGTTCGTATCGTCGAGCGGAACGCATAATACGTCAGAGGTCTGTGTCAAACTTTACTCAAGTAATGCTTGAGAAAGGGCAGAGAATAATTGACGCACTCGAACAGAATGGTGGCACGGTCACTAACTGACGAATGGTACAAGGCACGACAGCATGGTGTGTCGGCTACCACAGTTGCGAAAGCAGCGTCTGGTCCTGCAGGTTATGACGCTGAATTGCAGAACGCGTTGTTTCCAGAGAACAATGAGATTCCTGACAACGAATACATGCGGTTCGGGCGCGACTATGAGGAATGGATCATAGACAACCTCCCCCAAGAGTTCGGAATTCGGCACAACGATTGGCTAATCTGCGGTGACGGTGACTACCGTTGGCATTTGGCAACCCCCGACGGACTCAACTCCGACTGGTCACTCATAGCCGAAGTCAAAACGACGGGGAAAGATTGGGATGGCAGCGCAATTCCCATTCAGTACCGTCGGCAGGTTCAATGGCAACTCCATGTGACCGGGGCGAAACTTTGCGTGTTCGCGTGGCTGTTGCGCACCACGTCAGAGTTTGGCGACCTTACCCCGGCATGGCTCGAACCGAAACACCTCATTATCGAACGTGACGAAACAATGATTGCGGAACTGATTGACGTTGCGCAACGATTCATCACCGACTACAACAACTACAAGGAGATGCAGAATGGCTAGATTCAACCTGGCAGATTACGCAACCGTACAAGAACGAATCGAAGCGTTCTGGAAAAAATACCCCAACGGTGCAATCATCACCACGGATCTAACCACCGACGCTGACCGTGACCGCAAACAATGGCGCGTCTACGCCGAAGTGTATTTCACGTTCGACGAACTGCGGCCGCGAGGTACAGGGTTAGCGTTCGAGATTGACGGCGGTGCCGGGGCAAACATGACCAGTGCATACGAAAACGCGGAAACATCCGCCATTGGTCGAGCATTGGCCACAGCAAACTTCACCACATCAAAGAACCGGGCAAGTCGCACCGAAATGCAGAAAGCAGAACGAGGCGTTGCAACAGTCGCGCAAATCACCGCATTAGACGTACAAAGCGCAACAACACTCGACGAACTCAACAAACTCTGGTCCCAAGCAGTAGATTCCGGCGACTCCGCCAAACTCATAACCGAATTCACATCACGCAAAAAGGCGCTCAATGGATAAGTTACTTCGGTTCCGCATTGACGGCCGTGCTGTACCCAAAGGTCGGCCACGCATGACCAAAACAGGTGGGGTCTACACACCCAAAACAACCGTCGACTACGAAAAAATAGTCGCCGCCGCATGGAACGACAACTACGGCATGCTTGCACTCAACGGCAAACTCCGTGTCACCATCAATGTGCATACAGATCGTCACGCCAAACAAGACGTAGACAACCTGGCAAAGTCCATCCTCGACGGAATGCAACGTGCCGGGGCATTCTCTGACGGCGACCATCAAGTGTATTCGCTCGGTGTTGTCAAACACGCCGCCGAAACCGATTTGTGTGTTTGGGTATCAGTTACCGCGTTAGAGGACTATGCTGGCTGACAGTCGCTAGCACGACCACCCCTAATACTTCCCCCGGCCTGTGCTAGCAGGTTCGGGGGATTCCACTTTGGAGGAAAAATGCAAGACCACCAACATCATTGGATACGCATTGGAGAGAACGGCACGACCGAATGCGTCGTGTGTGGCATGCGCGTATGAGTTTCAAACTCGTCAAAAAGGTCATCCATTCCGATCGCGTAGACGGCATGCACAAACTCATTCTCATCATCCTCGCCGACTACGCCAACGAAGCGAAAGGGAACGCCGCATGGCCCAGCGTGACCACGGTCGCATTACAAGCTGGGGCCAGCATTAGACATACCCGGCGAATCATCCGCGAACTCGAAACCGAAGGTGTCCTGCGAACCATCCGCCAGGCAGGTTTGAGAGGCACGAACAAGTACGTTATTGACGTGGATATCCCTGTGGATAACATCACAGGGGCGGACATGGGTGTCCTCCCCAGGGCGGACATTTACGACACTAAGGGCGGACATTTGAGACATGTAGGGGCGGACACCCATGTCCCCCGAATAGATAAAGAACAAATAAGAACAGATACGCTCGACCGTGGCGCGGCCTCTGGCCGAGCGCCGACGGTCTCGCTACCAATTACTAGAGATCCGTCCGGCAATGTCGGCCAGGCTAACGCCGCCGACACGCCACAATGCCAAGAACACGACAGGGTCACATTCCAATGCGAAACCTGTTACGCTTGGCAGGAGGAACAATGGAGAAAGGAAAAAGAATCATGGAAACTCCGACACCAAAAGTCGTAGGCGCATTCAAACACCTACTACTCGAACTACAAAAAGTAAACGCAATCACAGACATTGACCACGACCATCTGCTCGACCGATACATCCGAGGACAGATCAACGGATTCGGACACCTCGCCGAATGGCTACTTGCCACCGGCTCAATCGGCGGACACAACTACGACCAAATCATCCGATACGGTCGACGGTACGGTGAAAACCGATGAAAGACACCGTCCGAATCGCCTTGCCAACACACAAGGCTAAGGCAGCACAACGCAAGGCCCAAAAAACCCGCATCAAAAACATCAAACGAAAAGGAGTATCACTATGGCAATCGTCAAAGTAGAAGGCAGAGTCGATCGTATGCTCGGCCAAAAAGGATTCATCCTTCAAGAAAAAATCAACACCATAACCGGACAGACCTTCGAACGTCCCTGGACAATCTGGGGAGAACAGCACACCGAAAACAGCATCCTCGAAATCGTCGGCGAGCTCAAAACCGAAGTCGCAAAACACTGGGAAACCAAAGAGATTCTCATAGCAGAAATCACCGGTCAACCCTACGTCGCATCAACTGTCAACGCGACCTCAATCAAGGTCATCAAAGAAGGCGCACCCGCCGAAACAGCACAATGGGAAGCACCCGAACAAGGAGTACCCTTCTAATGGCCGGCAAATCGTACAAAATGCGAATGTACCAACGCCGCCTCTGGCAAAACCGCGCCCAAATCGTCATCACAGGCGTCGCAATCTGGATAGCAATCGCCGCACTCATCATCCTCGCAGTAGAGTCAGCCTCATGACACTCAACGACCTACTCCACGACGTGCCACCACTGTCAACCAAACAATGCCGACTCGACGCATGGCTCGACACCCTCAAAGAGGACGACCGCAACGCATTCTGGAAAGCAATGGACAACCCCGACATCCCCACACGCCACATTTGGCGAACCGTCAAAACCATAGGTTGTCCCAACCAAGAATCATCCATCCGGTCACACCGCTTCGGCGAATGCCGATCATGCGAAAGGAAAGCCAATGGCTAGCATGTACGAAATCGAAAAAATGGTCGAAGCCATCAGCGCACAAGTCAAAGCACTCTGTGTTGTCGTCGGAATCGAACCTGAACCTCTACCCAACGAGGAACCCACCGTCAACAACGAAACCATCGAGGAACTAACCGACCCCGATGCTTGACGAACTGTTGAACACCCCACAGCCTCCGATCACACCAGACGGTCGGGGTGCTGCGGTGTTCACACAAGAATGGTCAGCCACAGGCGACGAATCAATCGTCACAGCTGTAAGCACCACAGAACTCGCCCACGAACAACTACACGACTTCATCACCCGGCGCGGCGGAATCATCCCCGACGGATATGTGGCCACAATGCTCACCGCCAAATACAACCCCAACGCATGGGTACGCGAACAACCATTCGACGACACCGGCAAAAAAACCCCAGCCACCACACGCGGCGCATGGTCATACACATTCAAAATCAGCAAACGAGCAGACCGTCAAACCCTAGTAGACGATCTAATCCAACTCACCAAAAGAAAGGCAGTAAAACGTGTTGAACAGAAAACTGATGAACTCTACGTTTTCGCCATGGGCGACAGCCAACTGGGAAAGCCCGACGGAAAAGACGGAGGTTCCGAGGGAATCGTCCGTGCGTGGACGCAGAGCCTTACCACTGCACGAACAGAATGGACAAAAGCAGGCAGGCCACAAGTCTTGGTTGCAGGACTCGGCGATCATCTGGAGGGTAACCAATCGCAAAACGGGCGAAACTTCTACCGTAGTGACCTCACAGTTTCCGAGCAACTACGGGTCTTTCGCCGAATGCTCCTCCGCACGATTGACACATTCATTGAAGCACCGCGTATCACTGTGGGCATTGTCAACGGCAATCACGACGACATACAACGTTTCCAAACTACTGACGCATCTGATGGACACGCTACAGAATCGGCGATTGCAGTCAGCGAAGCACTGGCACTCAACCCCGACCGATACGGTCACGTGCATTTGTTCGTGCCAGGTAAAGATGAGGACCATCTAGTCCTCGAAGTCAACGGCACAAACTTCGTACTGATCCACGGACACCAATGGTCACGCGGAAAAGCAATGGAGTGGTGGGAAAAGCAGACGTTCAACAACCACCCGGCAGCGGCAGGACACATTCTCATTCACGGCCACGAACACGAGTTCCAAATCAGTAGCAGACGTGACCGACTAATCATCACCACACCAGCACTCGAATCAGAATCAACATGGTTCAAACAAAAGTACGGCGCAGTCGGACGACGCGGTGTACTCACATTCATCACCAAACCAACAGGACAATTCGAAAGGATGGCAATCGTCTAATGAGTGGCTCATTGATAACTTGGGAACTAGGAAAAGCCTTTGGTAGAGACCTAGAGCGTGAACGCATCATCGGGCTACTGGAAAAAGAAGCCGAAAGTTGGAGTAGCAATTGCCAGAAGCCACTCGACCCTGAGCATTGTCAGAGTTGCTGGATGTTCGTTGACCTTATCGCGCTCATCAAGAAAGGCAATAACAATGCCAGCGAATAACCGCCACGACCTCAAAACAACCGACTGGAAACGCCTACGCCTCGCAATCCTAGAACGCGACGCACACACCTGCGCATACTGCGGAGCCGAAGCAGACACCGTCGACCACATCATCCCAGCGAGCATGGGCGGCACAGCCGACCCCTCCAACCTCATCGCCGCATGCAACCGATGCAACGGAACCAAATCCAACAGGATCCATGCCCGAACAAACTGGGTATCACCCCGGTGGGGGGTACGCCTATCGTAACCGCAAAGTGACGGCCCCGTAGGTCGTCGCACAAATTGTCCTCCATTTTTTTGGAGGGCATCTCCACAT